TTCTAATTGTTTTTAATTTAATAAAAGAAAATAAAATTAATAAAAAAAATAAATTACTAAATTAAAAATTATAAAAATCAAAAATAAATTACTAAATTAAAATAAAAATATAAAAAATAAACTAGATTTGAGTTTGTAAATCCATTTTGTTAATACAACTTTCTTCTACAACGATTTGTAGAACCTTTTTGTATCTACAAACTAACTCTACAAATGTTTGTAGAACCTTTTTGTATCTACAACTTACTTCTACAAAATAAATTACTTAAAGAATAATTTTTTAATTAATTTATAAACCATGTTGGTAGTCAATGATGAGAGAGTTCTTAACTTTTATAAAACGCATTCTTTTATAGATTTTGAAACTGCTAATGTATTACTAGTAGAAATGTTAGAGAGAATTTTACAAAAGAATAACGATAATCGTGATGATATTTTATTATCATATATTAAAAAATTAGATTCTAACTTCGGTATGTTAAATAATAATCTCTCTGATGTGAGAGAAGATGTTAAACAGTCTTCACAATCAATTGTTAATTTACAAACTACTTTATCTAGTATGCCAACCAATCTTACTGATAATCTATCTTCTAAACTTAATACTTTCAGAGAGAATCAAGTTAAAGAACTAGAGAGAATTCTTGATTCTAATAATCATAATAACGCTGATGCTTTTGATAAGAAATTAAAAACTGAACTTGTAGAACAGATCCGTTCTCTCTTTGATAATAACATGAACAATAAAATTGATAAATCTTTAACACAATTTGAGAAAACTTTCAGAGATGATTTTAAATCTTATCTAAAAGAAATTGAGAGAAGTGATAGTCCGCAATCTATTCTTGATTCTTTTAATAGTAATCTTCAAATTAAATGTGATTCTCTACAACAATTTATACAGCGTTGTCATGAACAAATTGACAAAACTACTAATTCTCATACTGAAACTCTCAATCTTGTTCAAACTCATTTTGATAGACAGAAGAACTCTACCTTTAAAGGTAAGGATAGTGAAATTAAACTTGAAGAAGGATTAAATGCTTCCTTCCCTGACTGCCAAATTACAAATACAACTGGAATTGCTAAGGCTGGTGACTTTCTTATTGAGAGAAATAATAAACAATCTATTATGATTGAAAATAAAGATTATAAAGCCAATGTTCCAAAAGATGAAATTGAAAAATTCATTAGAGATGTTGAAGAACAAAATGTTAATGGAATTCTTATTTCACAGAAAAGTGGTATCTGTAGAAAGAAAAATTTTCAAATTGATATCCATAATGGTAAAATTATTGTTTTTATTCATCATCTTGATTATAATTTTGATAATATTCGATTAGCTGTTGAAGTTATTGATAATCTCTCTAACTCTTTAAAAGATTACGGTGAAGATAGTGTAGATATTAAATTACCTTTGGATATTGTTAAAAAAATTAATGAAGAATATTTAAATTTCATAACACAAAAAACAAATCTCTTAGAAAATCTTAAAAAATATAATAAAAGTATGACTTCTCTCATTAATGAAATGCAGTTTCCTGAATTATCAAACATTCTCTCTCAACATTTTACTTCTACTGAACAAACTTTATATAAATGTGAATATTGTAATTCTAGAGTATTTAAAAGTAAGAAGGCTCTTACAAAACATATACAAACTTGTAAAGATAATACTAATGTAAAAAAACCAGCTGGTAAAAAAGGAAAATCTGATGTAATTATTGATATTGAGATTGATAAAGATGATTCAGACCAAGATACTGATGAATAAAAATAAAAAAAATAAAAATTGATTAAATAATTTAATAAATTTAATTATATTATTTAAGTAATTGAAATAATAATGGAAGATAACAAACCGATTACTATTAAGATTCCAAAAAAAATGAAACATAATGGAATAACTCGTTCTCTCCAAACAAATGAGCAAATTCAAAAAAAAATTAATAAAGAAGTTGATTTAGTTATTAAATATTTACCCGCACATAAGATGTGTTGTATAATACGACAATATTTATCAGGACAAAATTGTCCTGTAAAAAAATTTTATCAAGAATATATGAATAAAACTGGAATAATTTTTGAAGTAAAAACTAATTATGGAACTATTTCTGGTAGAACAAATATATCAGATATTGGAGGAACTATCTCTATTACACGTGAAGCTCTTACACGTATAGGACATGACCCAGATGAAATTAATATTGATATATATATTAAATCGTATCCGAATATTAATACAAAAGGAATTCAAATAAATACAGAAGTTATTGAAAAATTAACAGAATATAAAACAATTCTTCAAAAATATATTGATGAATGTGAAATTTTAGATAACAATAATCTTGATGAAGATACTATTATGATGATTAAAAATATATCAGCTCGTAAATATCTGCTTAAAAATTTATTTTATGAAAAAAAACAATATATTATACATTACAATAAAATGAAAGAATTATTTATTAAAAATTCTACTATTGGTAATTTTCCTCGTAATTATGAGTATAATAATATCTTATTTGGCTGGGATAATAATCTCTCTAGTGTTCCATTTCCTATTCTTGTAAAATTATATTTAGAGGCTTATGATAGTAAAAATTTAACAACTGCTTGTGAAGAATTCAAAATAGAAATTTTAAATATATCTATGGAAAATCCAAAATATACTATTCAATTATTATTAGATGATTATGATTATATGGATTAATTAATAATATTTATAATACTTATTCATATACAGATAATTCTTCCAAACTTTGAACTATTTCTTTTTCTAATTTTTCTATTAATTCTTTATTAAATTTTATTTTATAATTTAATTCTCTCTTTTTTTCTTTTAACCAATCTCTTTTTAAATCACCTTCTAATACCGACCATCTAAAATGATTTTTACACCATTAGACATTTAAAAAATAATTTAAAAATTAATTTAAAATATTTAATTATTGAATCTATGTGGGCTATTATATATGAAGTAAAACTAGTTGATGTTCCTGAAGAAAATGTATTGCATAATATTTCTTATTTTGGACAATCATTACCAAAATATAAAAATTTTAATAGTGCAGAAGAAGTTTTAAAAAATAGAAAATTACAACATAATAGACTTGCACTTCGTGAACCTAAAGAATTAGGTTTTATGAATGCTTTACGAATTTATGGAATTGATGCGTTTGATTGGATAATTGTAGAAAGTAAATATGTAGAATATGAACAATATGAAGAAGCCCAATTATGGGCTGATAATAGAGAGAAATATTATATATCACAAAAAGGTGGTATTATGCGAGATATGGATAAAAAATTAAATCAGACATTTAATCTTCAAAGTGGTGGAAAGGGTGACCCCAATAAAATTTTTGAAGCTATTGAAGCAAGAAGTAATAAAGCATGGAATAAATTTATAAATCATCTTGAAGAATTTTATAAAGAGAATGATAATATAGAAATACCATGTAACTATATTTGTAATGATGGATATCAGTTAGGACAAACAATAATAAGTGTTCGTAGTGGAAATATGTTAAATGTTAACTCTGAAGAAAGAAAAAAAATTCTGGATAATTTTCCAGGATGGACTTGGAATATAATTGAAGATAAGTTTGAAAAGTTTTATACTGAACTTTGTAAGTATAAAGATGAATATGGTGATTGTAATGCACCTCAAGATTTTATAACCGAAAGTGGTTATAGATTGGGTGCATATTTAAATAAAGTTCGACAAGGTCAATATGTCAAAAATTTTCCTAAAAGAAAACAAAGACTCGATGATTTAGGAGTTATATGGCATCCACAACAAGAAATACGAGACGAATTTTGGGAACAAATAAAATATGAATTGTTAGAATTTTATAATAATAATAAACATTCAAATGTTCCACAATCTACAGACCTTGGAAACATAGTTTCTCATATTCGAAGTCGTCAAGATTTTGTCAGAGACAACCCAGTGAGACTAGAATTTTTAAAATCAATAAACTTTATTTGGAATGTAAGAGAAGTTCTTGAAGAAGAATCTTGGTTAGAATTTTGGAGTTATATGGAAAAATTCTATAACGTTCATAACCATTCAAATGTTCCAAACGATTATAAATGTGATGATGGTTATGCACTTGGTTCTCGTTGTAATTCAATTAGAAATAAAAATCAATATATGAATGATAATAAAAAAAAACAACAATTAGAAGAAATTGGTTTTTCATGGGATCCGTTACTTGATAAATGGGAAAAGTTTTGGAAAGAATTATTTAAATATCATAAAGTTAATGGACATTGTAAAGTTCCATACAATGAAATTACAAATGATGGTTATCGATTAGGTCAAACTGTCTCCACTGTTCGCAACAAAAAAATATATTTAATTGGATATCCAGAACGTGAAGAAAAACTTAATGAAATAGGATTTATTTGGGATCCATTTGACAAAGCTTGGAATGTTTTTTTGGAAAATTTAAAAGACTATATAAAAAATAATGGGTCTTGTAATAATATTACAAGAAATACAGAATGGCCTAATGGTTATAAATTGGGACAAAAAATAAAAGGCATTAAATCACAAAGTCAATTATTTATAAAAAATAAACCAGACCGTAAAAAATTGTTAATAGAATTAGGATTAAAATTATAGACTAAACTTATTATTCAATTTTAAATAAGTAAAATATTTAATTATAAAATCGGCCTTTTAAATGTATAATGGTGTAAAATAAGGTTGTCTACATAAAGGACATTTTATTATTTGATTTGAATTTTCTAATTGTTCTTGTAATTTTATTTCACAATCATTACAAATTATTGATTTACATTTTGGTGTTTCACATCTCAATGCTATTGAAATATCCTTTTTATTATCAATTATAAATTCATTAAAGCATATATTACAAGAAGTCATAATTATTATAATACTAATCTCTCTTTAATTCTTTTGCGAAATTTAATTGCTTGTAAGAAATTAAATTGCCATTAAATATTATTATACCTTTGCACATTTAAAACGTATATTTAATGATATTAAAGATATAAAATAAAATTGAATATTAATAATATTATTAGTAACATTATTAATAATATTATGCCTAATCAAAATACTCCAATTATATTTGAAACTTCATTTGCATCGCATGAAAAATCAAAATTTTGGCACCCTAGTAAAAACGGAGAATTGAAACCAAAAGATTTTACAATAAACTCTGGAAAAAAATGTTGGTTTAAATGTGATAAATGTTTTCATGATTTTGAAACTGTAATACATCGAGTAAATATAGGGTCCTGGTGTCCATATTGTTCAATTCCATCTAAAAAATTATGTGATGATGATAATTGTCAACATTGCTTATATAAATCTTTCGCGTCACATGAAAAAGCAAAATATTGGCATCCTATTAAAAATAGTAAACCTCCCCGAGATATATTAAAAGGTAGTAATCAAAAATACTGGTTTAAATGTTCTAATTGCGATCATGATTATGATATGTTATTACCTAATGTTGTTAAAAATCAAGATTGTCCTTACTGTAGTGGTAGAAGGCGTTGTAATGATAATAATTGTAAATATTGTTTTGAAAAATCTTTTGCATCACATGAAAAATCAAAATTTTGGCATCCTATTAAAAATGGTAATACTAAGCCACGAGATGTGGCTACTAGTTGTGATTCTAAATACTGGTTTAAATGTAATGATTGCGAACATGATATATATATGAGTTTAACTAATATAAAAGCTGGTAGTTGGTGTCAGTATTGCTGTAAACCTTGTCATAAATTATGTGAAGATGAAAAATGCCAACATTGTTTTGATAATTCATTTGCATCAAACGAAAAATCTAAATTTTGGCACCCTACTAAAAATCATAATATTAAGCCACGTGATATAGTAAAAGGTAGTGAAAAATTTTACTGGTTTAATTGTGAGAATTGTTATCATGATTTTGAAACTAGATTAGATTATGTACATAGAGGAGGTTGGTGTCCATATTGTGGTTATTCCTGTAGAAAATTATGTAATAAAAATAATTGTAAACATTGTTTTGATAATTCATTTGCATCAAATGAAAAATCTAAATTTTGGCACCCTACTAAAAATACTAAAACACCCCGAGATATATTAAAAGGAAGTAATCAAAAATACTGGTTTAAATGTTGTAATTGCAAACATGATTTTGAAACTACATTATATCAAGTAAAACAAGGAGGTTGGTGTCCATACTGCTGTTTTCCATGTAAAAAAATATGTAATAAAGATAATTGTAAATATTGTTTTGAGAAATCTTTTGCATCGCATGAAAAATCAAAATTTTGGCACACTACAAAAAACGGTAATATTAAACCTCGTGATATGATTAAAGGGAGTGAACTTCATTGTTGGTTTAAATGTCTAAACAATCATGAATTTAAAAGTAATCCTTATAGAGTATCATCAGGAAAATGGTGTCCAATTTGTGTAAATAAAACAGAAAAGAAATTATTAGAATTTTTAAACAAACATTACCCTAATAAAATTGTATTTCAACCAAAATACGAATGGTGTAAAAATACTGATACAAATAGATATTTACCATTTGATTTTGAAGTTTTTAGAAACATAATTATAGAGTTAGATGGTGATCAACATATAGACAAACAAATATCTAATTGGACTAATTTAGAAGAAATTCAAGAACGAGATATATATAAAATGGAACAAGCTATAAATAATGGTAAGCATATTATACGTATTAGACAGATAGATGTTTGGAATGATAAAAATAATTGGCAAGAAGAATTGAAAAAAAATATTGATTTATTAGAAAATGATAATGACACCAAAATTATATGTATAGGTGATTGTGATATATATAATGAATATACTATTATATAATTTTTAAAATTACTTTAATATTATCATTATACATTCTTTCATGATTGTAAATTAATATCTTATAACTTCTCTTTGGTATTTCATAAACATAATATTTATTAATATTTAAATCTTTTGGTATAATTTGTTTTCTTTCAATAAACTTAAGTAATTGCGTGTTTCCTTTAATAAAGTTTTCAGTTTTTTTATCCTTAATACATATTTCATAATTATCATATTTATTTTTATATATTGTAAAATGTTGAAACTCTATTACATATCCTATTTCTAATTCTTTCAATAATAATGCTTGTTCTACTTTTTTTTTTCGTTTTAATAATTTTTTATGTTCTTCTCTATTTTTTATATAACATAAACTACATTCTTTGACAGAAGGATTTTGTATATTTGTCTCATAATTTTCATCGCAATATTTACATTTATGCTCGTAATGTTCATAACAACAGGGTTTTACTATATTTTTTTCTTTATCAGTAATTTTACATGAATACTTATTACAAATATGGCAAAATTTATTTAATTTTTCTTCTCTTTTTTTATCTATTTTTTCTTGTAATTCTTTTATTTCTGATTTAGAAAGTAAATTATGTTTTTTTATACATTCAGAGCCTACTGATAGTGTTTTTCCAGTTGTTTTATTTTCTAAAATATTTATTCTTTGTATATTATTTTTATTACAGCAACATATTTCTGTCGCATCTTCACTATAATCACAATCTATACATTTAAAGAAATTATCTCTTTCAAAATTTATAAATGTTTCATCTAATGAATCAATTTCCTGATTAGACATACTTAACAATATAGATAGAGCAAAATCTAAAGGGTGATCTATACCTAAATGAATATTATATTCTTCAACTAAAGGTTTTAACAATAATTTTAATCGTCTATGTAATAAATGATAACTCCTATCATGAAAACATTCAATTATTTCCATCTCATTATCTCTTATAAAATTTTTAATAATTTCCTTTACTTCATCTGTTAATCTAAGAGGTATAAAATATATATTTTCATTTTCTTTTAGTTTTTCTATATCTATATTTTCCATATTATTCATTTTTGATTATTAAAAAATAATATTTAAATAAATTAATAATATTTTTTCAATTTTTCTATAAAATATTAATGCCCTTTTTTTATTTCCAAATGCCCTTTTTTTATTTCCAATTATTTCCATTTACGACTTTTTGAATTTATAGTTTCATATAATTAATTATAAATTATGATAATTACATGAAACTACATTATAAAATATTTTATTATATTTAAGGTGTTTTTTCGTTTTCCAATTATT